GGTATAGACAAAGTGGATTCTCAATCTTTTGTCTTATAGTATTCTATGAAGAAAATAGATCAAAGCAATCAAATTAGCGAAGCCGTAGATACAATCGTTGGTGAAGTTATATCGGATGAAAAGCCGAATGACGGAAAGCAGCAAACAGGTCTAAAAAAGAGGGATACCTATGCTTTCGGCACTTTTATTACAAAAAGTAACGATCTGATTCAGCGCACAAAGTATTCCCTACCCCGCAATGAGCAAAAAATCCTTTTTATGTTGCTGTCAAAGATAGATCAGCGACATGATTTGGACGCATCGAAATACTATACGATTTCGTTCGATGATTTTGCAAAACTTACGGGCGTAAATGCAATGGACAGTGGTTACGCAAACTATCTGCGCAAAACCATTGAAAGCCTAGAAAATAGGATGTTCTGGGTACCCCTTGGCAACGATCAGTACAAGACTATGTCATGGGTCAACCGTGGTTCTATCGTTGACATGAAGAAAAAAACGATAAGTATGCGCTTTAACCCGGACATTTGGAAAGATATCGCACAGCTCACCAGCAACTATACTTCTTACAGCATTGAGTATTTGCTCATGATGCAAAGCACCTACTCGATGCGTGTCTATGAGATAATTTTGTCTTATGACAACGGAAATAATAGAGACTATTCTTACAATAATGGATTGATTTTTGAACCCGTTACAGAAGAAGTGCTGCAAAAGTTTCCCAATAAGCGCGATGCGTTGAAAGGATTTAAGTATAAGCGTTTTGACATAGAAGAATTCAAGGGGATGCTTTCTATGCCAACGCGTGATGAAATCAACAGAAGCAAAAGCAAAAGTAAAGACAGTTCTGCGGCCAAATTCAGCCGCGATAAACCACTTACCGAAAAGTATAAAGTTTTCTCCGATTTTGAGAAGAATGTTCTGGTAATGGTCAAAAAAGAAATCAATGAGATGACGGATCTCTGGTTTGACTATGAGCCCGTTCGTCGGCGGGGAGTCCGAAAATACGAATTTCTCTATATTTTCATCAAGTATAAAAATCGAGAAGAGATGAAAAACGTCAGGGCCTTCCATCAAGAACACAAAGGCGCTGATACTGAAATCGGAAGAAAACCACGAAAGCGCCGCAGCACTGTCAACAAGGAAACGCTGGAGCAGTACAATCAGCCGTTGGCCGAGTCCATACTAACTACGACTTATCGTTTGGCGCGAAACGAGTTGGAGGCAAAAGCCCAATATCAGACGTATGAGGAAAAATTGACACCGGACGAGAGAAATATATTTATTGATGTATTCACATACGCGGCAAAGATTTTGACTAATATAAAGAAGAAAGATCAAGCAGAGGAAACGTTTGAAGCACTGAACCGAATTATCAAGGATAACGACGGTTTGAAAACATGGGCATTGGGAATGAGCGTTAAATATAAGGCAATGCTCGAAAAGGCCCAAGAAAGAAAATCCGCACAATACTATCGCACAGTGGTTTACAACGACATAATAGAAAACTCTGCGACCATCATAAGTGATGGTAAACGTCGTGCTGCTATGCTGGATGGCGATAGATCAAATCTATTCAAGGTGGATTGGGCAGCCATGTTTGAAGATTAAATAAGAACTATGAGAAAAGCGGTCTGCTAAAATGGCAGACCGCTTTTCTGCTTAACGGAGCGGCAAAAGAAAACGCAAATGAAAACAGCAACAGGTACTTAAGTCTTAGCAAACTTATTTAGAAAAAAGAAGCGCGGGCATTGTCCTATAATTCGTGTTGACATAGTAGATGTATGTGATATAATTAGTTTATCAACTGTTTGCTCCGAAGTTGGGTGACAGAACAAAATGCGAATAGCAACAGGTACGCAAGTCGCAAAACAACCTGTTGAAGCAGGACGCTGCATTTAACAACAGGTACGTGAGTCTTTCCAATACACAACTGACGAAATGAGGAAATAGTAATGGCGGCACAGATTATTACGATCGCCATCGAAAAAGGTGGGGCGGGCAAAACAGTCACAGCTTCGAACCTCGCCTATCTGATGGGTGATGAGGGCAAAAAGGTTCTCTGCATAGATACAGATCCACAGGGAAATCTTACAAGTGCGCTGAGCGGCGGAAATGGCATTACAAGCGGAGTTTATAATGGCAAAGCGCTCTTTGATATGTTTGACGGATTTCGATACACTAGGACAAGAGACTATATTGTTGAAACCGAATATGAGAACGTTGATATGATTCCGTGTAGTGCGCAGACACCGCGCATCAATCAGCGAATTCCGGGAATCTTTGAGGACGCACAGACGTATTTCAAACCGGGAGACCCCAAGTGCCTGTCCAATATGGGCGAGTTCCTTTATTACTTTCTGAACCAAGTCAGAGAAGATTATGATTACATAATTATTGACACACAGCCTACCCGCGATTCGCTTTTGCTGACAAATGCAATTAACGCAGCGGATTATGTACTGATTCCTTCGCTTTGCGAAGCTAATTCTCAGGAATCGGCATTCCGTACCTATGCGCTCTGCAATGAACTTAGAAATACACCGGGCAGCCACTTGAAAGGCATCGGCGTTATTCTTACCATGGTTGTAAAAAAGGCAGCTTCCACAAAAATTATCCGCGACCAATGCAAGCAGGTTCTTGGCGCGTCTCTTTATAAAACGGAAATTCCCAGTGGTCTGAGTGTGAATATGTCTGTTACGAAACATCTTCCTGTGTGTTTTATGGCGAAAACGCAGCCTGTGGCGGTGGCCTACAATAAGGCCTATGAAGAGTTAAAGTCTCGATTGGAAAAGATTGGGGTGAACTAAAATGGCAATGAAGAAAAGAACAAAGGGAAACATAACGGCTCCCAGTCTTCCCGGAAAAGATATGCTTGCAGAAGTCAACAACAATGAGGCAGGCAATATTTATAATAGCCTTTTTGCAAAAAACAGAAAGGTTGAATACGATAACAAGGATATTGCGCTGGTGAATATCCGAACAAATCCTGACAATCAAATCTTCCGCGCAATGGATGATGACGAAGATATTCGCATTTTAGCAGAGGACATTAAACGCAACGGCCTGATGCATAACCTTGTTGTATTTCCTGAGCAGGAAGAAGGAAGTGCGGTATACGTTCTTCTTTCCGGCGAGCGTCGCTTTCGTGCGCTGAACTATTTGCAGGAAAAAGGCGATGCAACATGGAATATTGTAAACTGCAATGTTGTGACAACACCTTTGACCGAAAATGAGAAAAAGGTGCTGCTGTACAGTGCAAACTTGCAGGTTCGTGGCGGTTTTAGTGACGAAGCTATTCGACGCCAGGCAATAGCGGAGTTTATTACCTGCTTACAAAGAGAGCCTTACAATATGAGCAGGGAAGAAGCGTTGAACGCGACAAAGATTGTAAGTACGGTAAATCCGCGCACGATTGAGCGTGATGCACGTATAGAAGAAAAACTGAAGGGTAAGTTAAAGACTCTACTGAATGATAAATTTTTAACGAGAAGCGAGTGCGAGACTTATCTCCGTTTTGAAGCGGATAAGCAGGATGAAATTGCAAATCGATTTGAGAAGCTGCAAGCAGTGGATTGCCACAGTGATGATACAGAAAGCGCCGGGAAAAACTATGTAGAGGTTCTTAGAGATACTCTGCATGATGCATTCAGAGAGCTTCTTTATGATGCACAGCGGCAGGGAACAACAAAAGAATATGAAGCTGCTTATGAAAAGGCCATCGGTTACTTTGATGATGGGCTTGCCGACTTGAGCGCAAAAGCGGACGAATATGGCAGAGTAAAAGCAAGCAGTAAACCCGAAGAAATATCTGCAATCAATTATGAGGGCAAGAAAGAGGCGGCCAAGGATCGTGTTCGCAAAGAACATGAGGTGACCGAGACCAAGAGCAGTGTAATTCAGAAAAATGTGCCGCAAATGGTCAAAAAGCTGAACAAGACATACAGCAGCAAGGCTTTTGTAAAAGCGCTGAAAGGCGTATCTAAAGAATCCAGAGACGCAGATGTTGCCGCATTGAATGAGATTATCGAAATCTCTACGAAGCTAAAAAATATTATAGAGGCGATTGAGTAAGGTCGGTGGCGGCAATGGAGAAAAAGGAACGGGTTTTGATTCGCTTCCGGCCAGAGATATACGAGTGCTTTGAATTGGAAGCAGCGTATGAAGGACTTCGGGTAGGAACCATCGCAAACCGACTACTTATCAGCGAAATCAAAAAAGTTGCAAGGGTAGGGAAGGGGCATTGTGTTGTATCTGGCTCGGAAGAAGATATGGCAATTCCAGAAGGAAAAAAACAAGACTATTATGTACTGCCAGCGAGCAGAGATGTAATAGAATACCTGCCGGAGCAAACAGGGAAGCGAGGAGGAAAGCCAATCAATAAGCAGGTCACATTTTACCTGACCGAGGAGCAACTCGAAATTCTGAAAGCTGTTGTCCGCATACAGGATATTCGTAAATCCATGGATTGTGGAGAAATCGTGACCTATAGGTTTGCCGTGCTTGGCCTGCTGTTAAATAACGAGGCATTGAACAGAAAGCAAACGGTTAT